ATCATGGCGTTGGGATATTGCTGCCACCACGCGAGGATTTGCGTCTCGTCCCTGGTCGCATCTTTAAAGCCGTTGGCGGTGAGCGGCTTCTTGTCCATTGGATGGCACGGAAAGATCGGGATGCCGCAGCGCGCATAGTCGAGCGCGGCTTCGAACACGGTGGGCGGAGTGGTTTGTGCTTGCGGGCTCATGTGATTTTCCCTCCGAGGTACTGAACAAAAAGATCGAACAGGAACTTGCCCTGCTTCGGCGTTGGCTCGTAATCCTGCCGGGCGTAGAGCGCCATCTTGTGAATGAACTCGTGCTTGTCGGGCGGTAGGCGATTGATGTGGCGCTCCACGAACAGCGCCACCTCGCTGAACGTGAGCTGCCCGTCAGGGCGAAACCTCGCTTCCGCCGCGCGGACGCCCCTCTCGTAGCCGATCTCATGCGCCTTCTTGATCTGAGTGCGTACCTCCTCCTGATATTTCTCGCTGATGCCGCCGTTCTCGATGTGCTCGGCGAGGGCGTGGATATCGGCGCCGCAGGATTGCAGCATGCGCAGGATGCCATGCCAGGCAGCGACGACGTCGCCATTCTGATCCGAGGACAGCATACGAATGGCGTCACCGAGCCGCGAACCATGGCGAGCGTCGCGACGCGCGGTGAGTTCCGGTGGTAGTGCCACGACGGTTCATCTCCAGCATCTGGCCACGTGGGGGCACTGCTTGCAGGGAAATTTCTCAGGGTCGCTAAAGCCGCGCGGAAGCAATTCGCTGGCGCGCGTTGCTGCGATAATGTTGGCGGCACGGTCGCTCCATAGCTGCGCCCGCTCGGCATCGAATGGTACGAAGAAGTGCAGCCACTCGCAGGTGTCTGCGTTCACGACAGTGAACAGTGCGGGGTTGGTGATGTTGAGATACGCCTGGTAAAGCGCGACCTGCACGAGGTAATTGGAGTGCTTCTTCTCGAGCCCGTCGCGTTCGATCTCGCGCCAACTCGTGGCCTTAAGCGCCTTGCATTCCCACACAAGCGGATAGATCACGTAGGCGCCGAGCAGGCTGGGCCCGTGAATGATGATGCCGTCGGCGTGCCCGCGCATCGTGCCTCCGACTGCGGTGAACTCACATGCCGAGGGCGGCGCAAACTTGAAGCCCGCCGCAACAAGATGCCGGCGCATGCGCGCCTCGAAATAGTGCCCGCGCTCGAAAATCTCGCGTGTTTGGGCCGGGAATTCCGACCTGATCCACCATTCGAACTGGATGCGCCGCAAGCACTCGTGCCCAAGGATCGATGCGCCAAGATACTGTTCGCGCGGTCGCTCCGTCGCCGGCGCGGCGACGCGCTCGATCGCGGCGTTGATCGCGGTATTGATTGGCTCGAGCGAGAGGGAGGCCCTGTTCAAGTTAAGCATGACAATCGCCCTCATCGCGCGATAGCGCCAACTGATTCCGAGCCCGCGCGAACGCTGACGGTGCATCGCTCGGGTCCGCGGGCACGCAATAGCCAAGCCCGCTGCGCCGCAGCGCCGCGCACGCAATCGCGCCGCTTGCGATGATGCCGATGCCGTTCGTCGGCGCCGGGCCGAGACTTCCATCGGGCTTGCGAAATCGTGTCTTGCCGTCGGGAAAGCAAATCAGTTCGCTGCACGGCCAGACGAATTCATGCCACCAATCGCAGCTTGTGCGCGCGATACAGAGGCAGATGCCGCCACCGCGGTGGGCATAAAACCGACGCAGCCAGGGTACGACCGCGCGTTTCTTTTCGGACCACGGTGAATTGACGAAGACCAATCCATCCGGCCACGGCTGCAACAGGCCGTTGTCGCGAATGGTGAACCGCACCTTTGCCGGCACGCAATAATAGCCATCCTCCGGCGCGCAAGGATCCGTGACGTATTCCAGTCCGATCGCATCGAGGAGGTCCTTCCCGGTGCGCCACTCCGAGCTTTCCCCCTTCGCCTTCTCGTAATTGTCGACCATCGAGATCAAATTCCAATTTCGTCGTTGAGCTCGCTCGGCTCCATCAAAGGCCCGCCCGCTGCCGCGTTGGCCTGGCGTGCGATCGTGGCGGCACTCGATTTTCTGGAGACGCCCTTGTCGCTCAGGTCGCGCGCGATCATCGCCTTACGAATGAGCGGCATGGCCTTGAGCAGGAACGTGGTGATGTCCTCGCGCGACCACGCAGTGAGCGGCTTCGACCAATCGAGATTGGCGCAAGCGTCGGCAAGCTCGGGCAGGATTGCCACGACTGCACCCGCGTCCCAGGGCTGGGGATCAAGCGCGGTCATCCTGATGGTGCGCTCGGTATCGATCTGCTCCGAAACCGCCTGCTCGGCGCGCTTGCTGATCCAGGCGAAGAGCATCGCAGCGAGGATCCAACCCCACTCGGTATCGCTGAGCCGGCCGATCGGCGTAGCGGGGGGGATGGGGCCGTCGATCTGGACGACCCCGCGCGCTGCGGCGATAGCGGCAGCGGTGGCGTCTCGCTGCCAGATATCCTCGAGAGCGGACAGCGAGACCTGCCCGATCGGATTGCGGATCTTACTCATTGCGCCCAATCCGGCCGCCCGACGGGCGCTGCGGGAGTAGAGGGCGTGGAGGACGAGGAGCCGCTGCTGCCGCCATTGAACGGAGGCGGCTGCTCGACCGGATGCCAATCGGTCTTGTCGGGCGTGACAACGCTAGCGAGGATGTTCTTATCCGCCCAGTTTGTGCCGCTGCCGTCGTTTTTCGGGCCGCCCTTCTCCACGCCGATCTTGGCGATAAAGCACATGCCCTCGAACGTCTTGACGCTAACGGTGCGGGCCGCGCGCGCCTGCGCACTCACGTCGTTGGGCTTGAGACCGAGGGCGCTGTCGAGGATGGCCTTGAGCACGCCGAGATTGCCGGCTGCCATCTTCTTTTGCCCATCGGTCGTGCCAACGAGGAGCAGGTTGTTCCAGAACTTACGTCCCTTGAACGGGCCGTCGATGACAGTGTATTCGGTGTCGAGCATCTCGGCGTCGCCCGCCTTGTTACGCTTGAGCAACCCGTCCTCGCCGACATTGCCGGGACGAATGTGAAGGGAGACCGTTGCGACAGTGCCATCCGGAATCAATTCGAACGACGGCGGCGGAGCGTCGGTATAGTCAAAAGGCATGTGTTGCCTCCTGTGTTTGAGCAGGTTGCTCGGTTGATATGACGGTGAAGGGCTTGCGCTGACCCGGACCTGTGAGCTTCTTGATCAGCGCGCCAAGGTTGGGCGGCTCAAATTGCTCGAGCCGGCCGGAACGATCTTTTGCGGGATAGCCCCAAGGATTAGGGGATGTCGCAACGAACGCGCGCACCGGCTTGTGATCGCCGAAATCGACCCATTGCATGGTGATGATTTCATCGACGATCGCTGGCAGCTCGCGCCCGGTTTTCGCGCCCTCGATCTGCGGCTGCCACGTTGAGATATTGAAGTCGTCGGTGTTTTTCTCCAGCACCGCCACAAGCACAACGGTGCGCCCGCGCATATGCTGTAGCTGGTGGAGCCAGCCCAGCATGCTACGCGCATGCAAGCCATAGATCGCGCGCAGGTCCTTTCGGCCGCGGTCAGTAAAAGCCTCGGGCTGCTGCTCGGAATGGGCGAAGCAAAGCCGACCGGCTGCGCTCAGACTATCAACGAAAAGATTTTCATAGCCCGTAAGCCCCGCGAGCTCGGTGCTCTTCATGGCCTCGTTGAAGTGCGCCTCGCTATAAGCGACGTTCGCCGGCAGCGCCGGATTGAAACCGCCGAGAACGCAGGCGAGGTCGCGACATTCAGTCCATGTCCGCGGACGTACACTCGCAACCGGGAGGTCGGTGACCGCGATATCGCCGGCCTCGATGTCGACGAACAGAGTCGACGCCAGCATTGCCGGAGGCATGGTACGCAGGAGCGATGTCTTGCCGACGCCGGAGGGGCCGACGATCAGGATTTTGGCGCCGGACTGCTCACTGAGGCGTTCATCCGCGGTTATGATGCGCATGACACGACCCTCCCGCTGACATGCAGCGCAATCAGTGCGGCTTCAGCCCGTTGATGGTCTTTGCGGCGAGCGAGTAACGCGTGCGCGGTAGGAAACAATTGCAGCGCGAGCTGGCGTGCACCCTCCTTGTCACCGCCCCGGAGGTGGCGCGCCCGTTTCCATACCGACGGCTCGACCAGCTGAACTTCGCAACAAGCGAGAACGGCCTCGAGCGCACCACATGCCCGGCCATATTTGAAACCGCTCGAGGCGCCCTGCTTGGGCATCGCCTGGCCGCGTTCGATCCCGGCGCGATCGGGGTGGTGCGTTTGAATCCAAGTGCGCAGCGCGAGCACGTCGACGCGCTCCTTCGCGCCGGTCCCAACGGTCGGAATATCGATTGCGTCGATGAGTTGCGGCGCCGCACCGTCGCTGACTTCGACGATGCTGCACGCACCATGAATGCCGGGGTCGATGCCAAGGAGCTTCATCGGGCGCTCCCCGGTGCTCCGCCGTGCTGCCCTAACGACATAGGCGCAGTAATTTCGTCGGCAGGTAGCTCGGGCAGGGTCGACGCGATTGGCGCAACGGGCGGGGCTGTGCCACTACGAGGCCGATACTTCTGGAAGCGGGGCGTCCCCCGGCTGTCGGTCTGCACAGTCAGCTCGGCGCCTTCGCCGATTGACCGGATGCGTAGCGCCAGGACGCCACCGCGGTAAGCGTGGAGGGGAGTCGCCGGGTCGGCCCCGGCCGCGACAAGGCGACGGC